TCCTGTACCAATCGTTGTCACAGAGTCTGGAATGGTTATTGATGTCAAGCCAGTGCAATCCTTGAAGGCACTGCCGCCAATCGAAGTCACCGAGTTGCCGATAGTTACAGAAGTCAAACCAGTGCAACCATTGAAGGCAGATAGATTAATCGATATTACCGAGTTGGGGATGGTCACCGATGTCAAGCCTCTGCAACCATAGAAGGCATTGGTGCCAATCGAAGTCACCGAGTTTGGAATTGTAATACTTGTAATACTTCTATCGATAAGACCTGCCAGCACAGTATCATCACCAGCTCCGCCTCCGCCTCCTCCTGACGGTATATTTGAAATCGCTGTCGCATAAGTATCGAATCCTTCTCCGACAGTTCCGCCTTTTCCTTCAATAGCTGTCGCGATGTCTTGTTTAATAGTCTGTAATTGTGTAAGTTGTGTTGCTATATTGTCCATAATCATTAATCATTAATTATTGAATTTAAGGCTGTCTGAATGCTTCCTATTGACGCGTCAATCTGTGATTTATTATAATAATTGGTGCTTACAGATGAATCTATATCTGATTTAACATAATAAGAAGAATCTATCTGTGATTTATTATAGTAATTGTTTCTCACTGAAGAATCCAAAGCTGTAACCCGTTCTTGCATATTTAGATTCTCTTGATGTAAACCTTGGTAAACATAAGTCTTGGTAGCGAAATTATATTCTATTGTGCCTTTCGTGTAATAATTGGATTTAACAGACGAATCCAGATCTGATATAAGTCCGTCAACAGCTGATTTATTGTAGTAATCAGACATATCAGGAATAGGAATCGCTGCTATTGCTGATTTTACTGAAGCGTCTTCCGCGTCTATAGCAGCGAATAATTCTGAATCATCAACATAGCTGGCAGCCACGTCGCTCCATAACAAATCAAGTAAATGGTCTGTTGCAGACATTGTATAATAATTCGCATGTACGGAAGCGTCTAAGGCGTTTATTTTGTTATTGAGTTCCTCTAATGATTCGCCTGCGGCATTCGAATTCACCCAGAAAAGGTCAGTAGTCAGAATACGGCTGTAATTATAGAAAGAATCATCCATTCCGGAATCTGGAATATTGACAGTCAACATTCCCTGGATGACGCCTGATGTCATGTAAATAAGCACATCAGATGAAAGTTCTATATTCTTTGGCAACGGGTTCTGAGTAATCGTCAGAGAATAACTTTCCGACTGGTTGATAGTAAAGATTTTCATGGAGACAGAACTTCCTGTTGGCAAAGATTTCCCTCCTAGATAGTCAGGAAGTTTTATCGTGAAATCGTCTCCTGGATATATTTTTTTCATTGATTAAAAAGTACTTTTTATTATTTATTTAAAGAAAAACCCCTGACTCAACAGAGACAGGGGAAAACAAAAATAAAAAATATAGTTATGTCAAATGAAAAATATTGAAGTTTATTCTTCAGAAATATCTTCTTGTGGAGTCTGCTCATTTCCGACTGTGTTCTGAGATAAATCCGTGAAAGGTATTAACAGCTCATCACCACCTTCTTTAACTGGTAAGCTCAATGCTTCTCTTGCCTCGTTTATCGACATAATACCGTTACTTACTAATGTAGAATAATAATTTGATAATGTAGCTTTGTCTGACAGCAGTACCGCGTAATCGTCAATATCTACCCTTAAATCAGGTTCTGATGGTTTGAACAGCTTCTTAGACATCTCACATTCTATTAAAGAAATATAAGGAGATAAAGTCTGAGACAAAAACTGCAATAATGCTGCTTCAATAGTGTTATACGATGAATGAGATAAATCACCTAACAATACAGGGCTTATTCCTAAGAATCTCGCTATCTCGTCAACTGAGAATTGTCTTGTCGAAAGTAATTCTGTTTCGTCTGATGAAGAAGAAATAGAATGATAATCGATATTGTTTCCTAACACCGCAATTCTTGAATAATCACCTGCGGAAGTTCCTCCGTAAGCGTTATTCCAGTCATTCAATAACTGCTGTTTCTGTTCTGCGCCGATTGGAACAGAAGATTTCAGATAACCTATTTTCTGTCCTCCTGATTCAAATGTTGCTAATGCGGATTGCTCGGCAGCTGTGGAGATTTTAAGAACTCTCCAGGCCATCTTCACAATAGAAATACCGTTAATTCCGTCATAAGAGAATTTCTTGAAATGAAGCATGTTTACAGGCTCGATTCTTCCTTTAGCTACTTTGCTGCATTTATAATACAGTTTATCTTTGATTTCGTCATAATCTATAATAACATCATCATTTCTCAGAAATCTGAGCTTATTTACGGAACCGTCGCCGTTTCTATAAACATAGGCGTAACTGTTTCCTTTCAGCAGCATTTCCTGCACAATCAATTTGATAAACTGCTGGAATGTCAAAGTCATGTCTGATTTATCAGTAAAGATTAAGTTCAAAGGATGATTGTACATCTTTGTCACATTGCCTTTCTTCACTTTCTTGACTGAAAAAGGCAAGGTCGAAATGCTGTCAGAAATCAGCATTATTCCTCTGAACATAGCGGAAAGGGCGAGTGGAGAGACTTGCAAGTCCAGTTTAGGACTTGGCAGGGAAAAAGATATATAATCTAATCCTCTCTGTTCTGGTTTTTTCTTATTAAAAAATGGAAATTTCATGATATAAAAATGATATAAAATTATATATCCTATTTATTTCATCTTTAATCCTTTATTCCAGGGTTCACGGCCTTTTGCAGCTTTAGACATCTTCTTTCTTGTTTCTTCAGAATAGATTCCTGTTAATCCTTTATTCCATGCTACTTGCCCTTTATGGGATTCTGAACTTTTCTTTCTTGTTTCTTCAGAATGATGTTTTCCATATAAAGGGTGGTTCTCTCCTGATAATTTTCCTTCAAGACTTTTACGTATCTTCTTTCTTGTCTCTTCTGAATGTTTTTTTCCTCTACAATTCATCCAAAATTTTTTCTTACAAGTATTATATAATTCCCATCCTTCTGATTCATACCGATTCATCCAATATACTTCTTTATCATCCAATTCTTCTTTAGAACATTTCTCGATAATAGAATGTATAAAATACTCCGGATGTTCTCTTAATGTGGTATGAAAATCATTTTTATATCTAAAAGAATGATAATGCTCATATATTCTTCTTTCTACATCAATAGATTGACCGATATAAGCTTTCTTTTCTTTAATATTTTCAAAAACATAAATACCAATTACATCACTTAATTTCTTCATATCTTCATCATTTTATAATTAAAAAATTAGTATTCAACATGGTTTTGCAAAAAATGCCTAAAAATCAGCTTGTAATAGAAATATCTACACCGTCATCCCGAAGTTTCATGCCCATTGCCTCAAGCATTGAAATAACAGGATCTATCTTCTGTGATTTAGTTGTTTTCACAGGTTTTGCATTGTCCATATTATCATATTTCAATGAAGAATTAGTAAATGCCCAACGTACAACTGGATTAGTATCGATAACTACTTTTCCGCTGTAAATCAGTCTTTCAAAGTTCTTTACGCTTCTATTGAAACTACCTAATCCCTGGGCAAACGGCTCCATATTTAAACCAGCACTTACAGCGTCAATACAGAATTGGCTCGCGTTCCATTGATCAAATCCGATTTTATATATAGGTATTTGTTTGTTAAATTCAAGTATATCATTCAAAATTAAAGAATAATCCGTAACATTACCTTCAGTTAAGATAATATATCCCTGCTCCACCCATTGTCTATACTGATAGGCATTTTCTGCAATTCCTTCTGATACGGTATCATGAGGTAGATAAATATTCGTCTTGAAATAATACTTGTCTTCATCAGCTTTATAGGTCATGAAAGATACACAGGTCAAATCTCGAACGCTTGCCAAGTCTATCCCGCAATAAGCGTAATCCGTTTTCATATCATCTATAGAAACAGGTGTCATGGCTTCTATTATTTTAGTATCAGGAATCCATATTTCTGATGAAGAAACCCACAAATTCAAATTCTTAGTTAAAACGCCTACCGCTAATGATGGAGTATGTTCAGCTTGTCTAATCTGGTCTTTTATATAGTCGGGATCAACAGTAACATTAAGGTTGGGATTGGCTTTCTGCCATACATCCGGGTTTTTCCAATCATCATTTTCATCTAATGTATAGATTGCCGTAAACTGTGTATCATCCTGTATTACTCCTGCTAATATATCGATATAGGTTTTCTCTAATGTATGACAAAATCCGCCTAACAGGAAACCTCTTGTCGTTATAATCATAGCAATAGGATTTTCTCTTGCAGCCTGCCCTGACCTCATTACATCCCACATAGCAGAATTCTTAGAAGCATGTGCTTCATCAAGGACAAACATACTAGGTCCTAGTCCGTCAAGCAATGTCGTATCGGCAGATAATACTTTTATTACTGATTTTGTTGGATCAAATTTAATCGAATCTCTGTAACGTTTGAAATATTTCTTACGGCCTGTATCTAGTCCCTCTGTGAAATTCTTACACATCGTAAAGGCAAGTCCAGCTTGGGCGCTAGAATTTGCTACAAAATAAACTTCTGCTGACATTTCTCCTTCTGCAATAGCATTATATAAGGCCAAACTAGCTGAAAAACAACTTTTTCCGTTTTTCCTGGCTAATGAAATATAAACATTCCTGATTACTCTTTTTGTGCTGTTTTTATAATAAAACCCATAGATATTATATATGATCCATTTTTCCCATTCCTCTAATTTAAATTTCTGTCCTGCTGTCTTTCCGGAATAAAGCGTCAGTAATTCGACAAAACTGACGACACGCTGAGCTTTGTCTTCTCTGAATTCGATATCAGGTCTGCTGAACCAGTCAAGATATCTTTGGCAGGCCTGTTTAATATAAAGACATGCAACCTGCCGACCTGATACTACATCTTCGGCGTATTTTTTAAATTTGGGGTTTATCATAGGGTTTCGAGCATCTTCATCAAATCTGCTGGATCTGTTTCTTCTTTTTCTTCATTTTTGTTCAGTGATTTCAAGGCTCTTGGTGTGATACCCCATTCTTTTAATTGGTTAATGACATAAACCTGGGTATCCAGAAAGATTTTCATTGAAGGGTTCTTTTTTAATTCTCCTTTAGTTCCTGGAATCAACGCTCCCCGATCCAGTAAATCTTTCTTTGCTTCTGTCCATAGATTATAGTTTGTCAATAAGATTTTAATCGAATGGTGAAACATGGGTGGTATTTCACCGTAACGCTTCTCTAAAAAATCGAAAATGCTTGCAGCGAATTCTCTGGTTTCTTCATTGTAGTTTTCAATCATGATAAATAGTCTTCGTCTTTTTTGATATTTATCGAATGTATAAATATTATAAACGATTTAATTTTATAAATGTCAGAAAAGAATGAAGAAGAAATCTGGAAAGACATTCCAAGTAAACCTGGATATCAAGCATCAAATTTTGGAAGAATAAGAAGTTTGGATAGATGGATCGAGTATACTAAAAAGAATGTTCCAGGCAGAATATTTAAGGTCTTTAAAAAAGGGAAAGTCTTAACCCCTGTAGAAGATAATGGATATATCAAAACTACAATAGGATGGTCTCATCGTTTTATTTGTGAAGCTTTTCACGGTCCAGCTCCTGAAGGATGCACTGATGTAAATCATATCGATGAAAATAAGAAAAATAATCGACCAGAAAATCTGGAATGGATGTCACATTCTGATAATGTCAGTTATGGAATGGGATATATCAACAGGATTAAAAACCAACTTAAGACAAGACAAATGAAAAAACTTAAAGAGCTGGGAATAGCATGGCCTAAATGCATTGAAATAATGGAATTGTTCTACTGAATCGAATTTGTCATTTTTAAATTCAGATAAATAATATGTATAGCCATTATATTTATATTTTATAATTTATTTTTTTTCAGAACCTGTAGAGATATAGGTTCTGTTTTTCTTTAATAAATAAAGTATGAAAAACGATTTAAAACCTAAAGCAAAGATTTCTTCTGATGAAATGAAGAATGTCGATTTGGAAAAACTTGATAAATTCTTCAATGAAGCAATGTTTTCATTCAAACTACGTACAACAGATTTCGTTTATTTAACAGGTGACAATTCCAAAATTAAACAAGTAGATTTAGATAAACAAGATAAATCGGGCTTATTTTAATTTTGTCGATTATATAATGTAAGTAATTAAGAAAAGTGACATTTGATATCACATCAGATGTCACTTCATTTATTATATGAAAGTATCAAATTTATGAAAGAAATATTAAAGTATCAAGTCTTCTAAGAATTCATCTATTTCATCGTTTTCAGATGTTGATTTTTCAAGCAATGTCATAATCACTTTTTCTAATGTATCATATTTATCTTTTAAATGATGCAGTTTGATTAAAATATAAATCAATGTCAGAATAATCAGAACCAGTATAGAGTAAAGCATATCAGATTTTGTCTTTAAAATATTTATCAGGGATAACATTCAAAAAAACAAAAAAGAAAAATGTCATTGAAGATTTGGCCGCCGGCCGTAGGCCGCGCGTGCCTTCTTATATCTGAGATTAGGTCAACTTGTTTGACCGGTCGAAGATATAAGAAATGGGTGCGGGGCGGAGCCCTGCTGAAAAGGATCAGCGTTAGCTGGAAAATTTTCAGTTTTTATATGTTATTATGTTATTAATGTTATTATGTTATATGCCGTCAATTTCTTTGAGGTTTTTTTAATGTTTCTTTATGGTTTCTTTTTATGGGTACTTTTAAAGTAACTTTTTAAGAAAAAACTTTTTGATAAAAAAATCTTTAATAAATAAAAAAATGAATGGTGAATTATCATCACGACAACTCACCATTCAAAAATTAAAATTTTATCAATATATTTATTTATGGAAAATATTAATTCATTTTTAACTCAAATCGATAATAGGTTTGCAGAATTAACAACACTCATCGAAAATTATAATAAAAGTCAAGATCTTCTTATTAAAGAAGATTTCATTAATGATGTTATCAATTCAAAAGAATGGAATCAAACACAAAAAGCTCTGCGGAATCTTGTTATTGATTTTTGTAATATATGGCACTGGTCTCCAGAAAACATAGACTGTAATATCAATTTAAATAAAATCTATCATGATACATTGATGATTAATCATCCTGACACTTATAATGTTATTAAAAACATGGTTAAGTGGCAGTTACTTATAGTAAAAAACAAGTATTCGGCGGAATCCTTTAATAAATTAGAAATGGATTTTTTCAGAGTGGTAGCCGTAAATACTATCAATAAGAAATGCTATATATGCGGTATAACTACATCTGAAAGCATCCAGGATCCAGAGAGGTTCTGGTGGACTTCTAATAAAATAGATAAAATGATAAATGAGATTATGGACGAATTTAACAGCGGAAATAATGATGTAACAGACGCAAACGGAAACTCAATATTTAAAGAAAAACCAGCAAAAAAGAACACTTACGATATACTCGTAGAATTCGGTTTAGAGGAGTATGTAGAAGAAACACCATTGACTGAAGAATGGTTTATCGAAACTATCGGTGATGAAAAAACTGTTGCAGGTGCATTAAGAAAAATTGCAGCTGTTCAGCCCAGATTGTATCCACAAAGGGCACGCAAATATTTGAAGAAATATAACCTTATTGAAAAACTCAATTTGGAACTTAGAAAGTACTCTAAAAGAAACTCTAAAAGAAACTCAAATAATAACAATTAAAATTTTAAAATATGGAAAGTACAAAAAAGGAAAGTCCTATAGCCCAATGGTATTCTGTAGTAGAGGAATATGAAACATTTGAAAAGGATTATAAAACAGAAAAACTAACATTTCTTGAAAAAATGTATAATGCGGCACAGGATGCTAATATGTATATATGGGAACGTTATAAAGTATTAGAGAAAGAGAATTCAGAATTAAAGAAACAGAATTCAGAATTAATGAAACAGATTGAAGATTCGAAGTCTCTTGGTTTTACAGAAGCCAATATAACAGGCGCAGATTTATTCAAATAAATAAAATAAAGAAGATTCCCCGGAATGACAGACAAAGAAAGAGAAGAGGAACTGGTCAAATGCCTGACAGATTTAAGATCCCGTCACAACCGTTTATTGATGAAATATATAGAGCTTGAAGACAATTATAATGACCTTAAAGAGAAACTTGACATGATAGCAGAGATAAATAGATTAAGAAATCATGCCGAGAATACCATTCATCAGGGATTTAAAGAACCAGCAGAAAAAGAAACAAATATCGAAACCGCCGCTTTCGATCTCCCAAAGTATCTATAACAGGCAGAAATGGAAGAAACTACGGGATGCTTACATAGCAGAGAATCCTCTTTGCGAGAAGTGTCTTCAGAACGGCAAGACAGTTCCAGGAGAAGAAGTTCACCATGTGATTCCTTTTCTGACTGGACAGACACAGCAGGAAATAGAAAATCTTGCTTATGACTGGAATAACTTAATGACATTATGTAAAGAATGTCATCATCAAATACACAATAAAGATAGACAGTTAAGAAGTCCTTAACTGTCTTTTATTTTATTTAGTTTTTATTTAATTGATTGTAAATCAATATATTTATAATAACAATCTACTATATTTTCTGTTTTTGCGCTATGGAAAGAAAACAGAAAATGTTGTAGATTAAATTTTTATTATTATATTTGCATCAGATTATTAACCAAACCAACTATAATTATGGCACACAAGGCAATAGCTCTTATCCGAGTATCTACATTATCACAGGATCTGGAGCAGCAGAAAGAAAAAGTTTACGAGGAAATGAGGAAGGACGGCTATAAAGCTTCACAAATCATTTCTATCGCGACGAAAGAATCAGGTGTTAAGTTATCAGCAGAAGAAAGATTAGGATTAATCGAAATGAAAGAAACAATAGAGAAAGAAGATATAGCGGCAGTCTACTGCTATGAGCTTTCTCGATTGTCCAGGCGTTCAGCCGATCTGTACAAAATCCGTGACTATCTTTTAGAAAACAAAGTCCAGTTGATTGTCCTTAATCCATACTTCAAATGTTTCAATGAGGAAGACTGGACACCATCCACAACCTCTAATATCATGTTCTCTATTTTCACCGCTATGGCCGAAAACGAGGGATTCCTAAGAAAAGAGAGGACAATGAGAGGAATCAATAAGGCAAGATCGGAAGGAAAATGGACAGGAGGCCAGAAACTCTACGGATATGATGTCAATAAGGATAACCGGTACATCATCAATGAAGAAGAAGCTGAGATTGTGAGGCTGGTTTTCCGTATGTACACCGATGAAAACAAAGGCACATACCAGATAGCCAAAATAATCCAGGCTGAATATGGAGGTTTCAGGGGAAACAAGAGTTTTGAATCTTCACAAACAAGAATCCGTTCTATGTTGGCCAATGAGCTTTATACCGGACAGACAGATTACACACCTCAGATAATATCACCAGAATATTTCGAGAAAACCAAGAAGAAAAGAGAAGCCAACAAGACAGGAGTAAGGAAGAAAACTAAACATATTTCTTTCTGTTCGGGTATCTTATTTTCCAAAATAGACGGAACACATTTCCATGCATCGGTGAAACAACATTGTTACATAAACAGGGAATCAGGAAGGAATCTACATATTTCCTATAACCACATAGATTCTTTGGCATGGCATCTTGCGTCAGCAGAAAGAGGCGGTAAAATGTCATTCAACGCTCCCAAGGAATCAGAGAAACTTAAAAAAGAACTCGAGTCATTGAAGAAGCAGCTCAATGTCATAAATTCCGAAATAGAAGACATATCCAAAAAATATGATAGAGTAGAATCCAGGTTCATCAATGGAAAAATTTCAGAAGACATGGCCGATGAGCTAGAGAAGAAACTCGACAAAGAGAAAGAAGGTAAAGAAGTCGAGAAGAAAACCATCCAGGACAAGATAAAATCAACAACATTATTAATAAAGAAATCCGCCACCTATATTTCAGGAGATTTCGCCACAGCTATTAAGAACCTGAATTCTTTAGACGACAAATCCAAGTACGAGATTATCCACGAGGAGATAAAAGCCATCTATGTAGAGAAAGACGAAGACAGGAAACATAAATTCATCTGCAAAGTAGAGGTTGAATTTATAGAGGGTTATACCAGGACATTCTTCCTTAATACATTTAATAAAAAAATAATGGAGTTGTGGGGAGACGGGACATTGCATGAATTCCCTGTTGTGATATATGACAGGTCAGATTATAAGACTGCCCAGAGAGGAAAAACTTTCAAGAATAGAATTACTATTGAAAAGCTGAAATAATTAGCAAATACGTCAGTTAACTGCCTGAACTGCCGAATTATACTAAAACCGGGAAAATATTCTCGGTTTTATTTTTTCGGTAACCCGGAACGGCATATCTTCGAATTGTTCATTTGATTTATTAACTTTTAAAACCAACTATTATGGCTAAACAAATTTCCCTTAAAGAGATGACAACAATCATCAGCGAGAACATTACTCTAGTTAGTGACAAGACCCGTGAGGCATTCGACAAGCTTCCAGTAGAGGAAAAGTACAAGAAGATTAAAAAGCTTATAGCAAACAAAGCGTTCTATGATCGTAAGAAATCAGACGTTCCTTCAACCGCTAAGAAGGGATTCTTCTTTTCTTCTAAGCTCAAAGACTTGTTTGACAAGAAAGGAGCTAGCACCGAGGATGTGGATGCGGTTATCGAATTTTGTACCGAGTATAAAGAATCTTTGAAGACAAGAGAGCTTGAGAGACTGACCGCCGAGATTGAGCGTCTCAACAAGATGAAAGAAGAGCTTATGAAGTAAGACAATCTTCAACCAGGATTAAGAAGTGGACTTAACGGTTCACTTCTTTTTTTGTCTACATAGAGAACGGAACTCCATATTCTCATTCTGGGAGCTCCGTTCTCTTCTTCTAATATAGTTTATCTATAAATTTATTTCGTCGCGATACGGTGAGAATAAACAAGCAAATTATTTGTCAGTAAACCTTCTTTTCTGCCGAAAATTTAATGATTCAAATCATGACTTATTTTTTGGCACGGAATTTGCTAGTATTTAAATAGAGTTGTTTATAATGTCATATAAACATACCACTTTAGTTTATGCCATAAAATCCTGCTAGCTGTGAAGTTCGCAGGTTTTTTATTAATAAATAATATCGATGATGTTATTTTTGGGGAGTTTGCCTCGTTTAGGCGATTCCCCATTTTTGTCTTTTAATAAATAATAAAATTAACATCATCAAACATGAAAAAAGAAATAGGTATTTACTGTTTCGAGAATGAAACAGAAAAGAAAGTCTATATTGGACAATCTTCAAATTTAGAAAGAAGAAAATATAGTCATTATCATACTATTAAAAAGTATCAAGACGAATTCCATTTAAATTTAAGAGAAAATCCAGACTTATTTCAATATAAAGTTTTGGAATATTGTACTATTGATGAACTCAGTAGTAAAGAACTGTATTGGATAGATTGGTATAAAAATAATACAGATTATTCTTTATATAATAAGAGAAGACAAGGATTTAATAGCAGAGGGAAAACTCCAACAGAAAAACATATTCAGAAAGTAAAACAGGGATTAAAAGAATTCTATTCTAAAAATCCCGGAACAATGTTAGGAAAACATCATTCTGATAATACAAAAGAAATTATATCAGAAAAAAGAAAAGAATATATTAACAAAATGTTGGCTGATGATCCTGAATATAAAAATAAACTTGCTGCACGTTTTCCTAAAGAACCATGGAATAAAGGAAAGAAAGGCCCTGAACCATGGAATAAAGGGAAAAAAGCATCAGAAGAAACCAGGAAGAAAATGTCTGAATCTCATAAAGGGATTTTAAAAGGCAGAAAACAAATTGTCGATCCTGAAACAGGAAAACGTCATTGGGTTTAAAATTTCTATTAAATTTACCAGAAAAAGGCCTTAAAAATTGAGTTTTTCGTGAAGAAGTCAT